ATGCTCGGGTAGTGTTTCGAAATTTCGAAGGAGCTGAAGGAAAATTTAATCCTGCTGGAAATCGGAATTTCTGTGTATTTTTACCAGACGATGTTGCACAAAGTATGGAAGAAGATGGTTGGAACGTTCGTTGGCTTAATTCAAGGGAAGACGAACCCCCTCAAGCTTTAATTTCGGTGAGAGTTAATTTTGGAAATTATCCGCCGAATATGGTTTTGGTTGCTGATGGAAAAATGTCAAAACTTTCGGAAGACAATGTTAATGTTCTTGATTTTGCTGAATTCGAACAAGTTGATCTTATCATTAGAGGTTCTCGTTGGGAAGTACAAGGTCGAACTGGCATTAAAGCATATCTTAAAACGGGATATTTTGTTCTCGTGGTTGATGAACTGGCTAAAAAATATTCCCAAGCTCTTGATTCAGCACAAGAAGCTATTGGCGGTTGTGGTACTTGCGACGTGTGTGATGGACACTGTGGTGGTGGCCTTTCTGATTAAATTATAAAACAAAGGAAGTGAGAATTTGAATATACAATTGACCGATTATCAAATGGATGCGGTTGAGAAAATGCATAATGGTTGTATTTTACGTGGAGGTACAGGTTCTGGCAAAACTCTCACTTCCTTAGTTTATACTTTTGAAAAAATTCTTGAAGGATCGTCACCGTTATATTATGGGCATAAATATAAACGCCCTTCCATCGATATTCCAATTTATGTTATAACCACACCAAAAAAGCGCGATAGTTGTGATTGGACACAAGAGGCGTCTATGGTTCCAATAAGTTTAGAACATGTTGATTCTTGGAATAATATAAAAAAATATGAGCATATTAAAAATGCCATATTTATATTTGACGAATCTAAGGTTATTGGATATGGATCGTGGACGAAATCTTTTCTTAAAATTACTAAAAATAATATGTGGATTCTTTTATCCGCAACTCCAGCCGATACTTGGGTGGAATATATGCCTGTCTTTATCGCTAATGGTTTTTATAAGAATAAAGCTGAATTCGAGAGAGAACATATAATGTGGAGTCGTTTTGCCAAATATCCAAAAGTAGAACGATATCTTAATGTTGCTAAATTAATTCGACATCGAAATAGTATTTTAGTTGATATGCCAGATAAACGAGCAACAACACAACATCATAAAAATATTATTTGTGATTTCGATCGTTTGAATTATGATATTTTATCGAAAAAACGATGGAATATTTTTGAAAACAAACCTATCCGTGATATTTCTCAATTGTGTTTTGCTCTTCGTAGAGTTGTTAATTCAGATTATACACGACTTGATGCGTTGTCCGCAATTTATGCTCGACATAAAAAGATAATAATCTTTTATAATTTTAATTATGAATTGGAAATTCTTCGTAATTGGTGTGATATTAAAAATATTATATATAGTGAGTGGAATGGTTTTAATCATGATGATATTCCAAATACTAAATTTTGGGTTTATCTTTGTCAATATACTTCTGCCAAAGAAGCTTGGAATTGTATTAGTACTGACTGTATTGTTTTCTATTCGCAAACATATTCTTATAAAGCACTTGAGCAATCTGCTGGAAGAATTGATAGAATGAATACTTCGTTTAAACATTTATATTATTATCATTTAGTATCTGAAGCATCGATTGAACTCGCTATACAAAAATCACTTAAACAAAAAAAGAATTTTAATGAGGGAAAATGGATTATTTCAGAATTTGACCCCTCGCAATAAAAACATACCCTATAATGAGAAGATAAGATATCGCTGTATTAATATGGCGTGTGTATTTAATATACACTTATCTTCTTTTATATTTTTTAGAAAGGAGTATTTATAATGTCGAAAGAATCGGAATTTAAAAATAAACTTTATAAAGAAATCCGAAAACGTTTTCCTGGATCTGAAGTTCTTCCAAACGATGCCAATTATTTACAGGGCATTCCTGATGCGACTGTTTATTTTCCAAATGGAAGATATGTCATGCTTGAAAGTAAACGATCTTCAAAGTCTAGTAAACGACCAAATCAAAAATATTATGTTGACGAATCTCCGCTTAGTAAAAATGCAATGTTTGCAAATCCCGAAAATAAAGAAGAAGTTCTTTCTGAACTGGAAAGGAGATATTATTTGGAATGAAATTTAATAACCATCCAAATCTTAATGGTACTCATGCATTTTTATCTCCTAGTAAATATTCATGGGTAAATTATGATGATCAGAAATTAGAATTAGTGTATGCTAATTGGCGAGCATCTCAACTAGGAACGGAACTTCATGAACTTGCGGCAAAATTAATTGATCTTGGTGTTAAATTACCAAAAACCAATAAGACATTAAACATGTATGTCAATGATGCTATTGGTTTTCGAATGGCAACTGAAATTTGCTTGTTTTATTCAATAAATGCATTCGGTACTGCTGATGCTATATCATTTAGGAATAATTTTTTACGTATTCATGATTTAAAAAATGGACGTACTCCAGCTTCAATTAAACAGTTAGAAATATACGCTGCATTATTTTGTCTTGAATATAGTTTTAATCCCCGCGACATTAACATAGAGCTTCGACTTTATCAATTAGATGAAGTACTTGTTGAAAATCCATCTCCAGAAGATATTTTATTTATCATGGAACGGATTATTATGTTTGATAAACGAATCAATGAAATAAAATAACAAGGAGGTGGGCAAAACAATGGGCTTTTTTAAACATTATGGCACTCCTCGTCATAGTGGGCGATATCCATGGGGTTCGGGTAAAAATCCACAAAGATCGAAATCGTTTACCACTCAAGTATCTGAACTCAAAAAACAAGGATTATCAGAGCTTGATATTGCGAAGAGTTTCGGTATGAAAACAACAACCGAACTTCGTGCGAAAAAACATATGGAAGCGGAAGCCCGTTATGGAGCTCAAGTAGCTATGGCGTCGCGGTTAAGAGCAAAGGGATATTCTGATGTTGCAATTTCTAAACGATTGGATATCAGCCCCAACACCGTAAAAAATATACTCCTTCCCGAAACTCAGGAAAGACATCGAATAACTGCGTCAACAAAGAAAATGCTTCAAGATCAGGCCGATAAAAAGGGAATGATTGATGTTGGAACGGGTTCTCATTTATTAATTGGTGTTGCAAAAACAAAAATGGATGTTTCTTTAATAGAATTAAAACAAAAAGGATATGTTGTAACTGAAATTCAAACTCCTCAACTTGGAACTACCAATAAAACAACCGTTCGAACATTATTATCTCCAGAAACAATGGAAAAAGCAAGAAAAGAATATGTTGTTAAAGATCCTGATAAATGGAATCGTTTAACCGCAGAAGAACAAGAAAATAAAATCGCATATCTTTATGCTGCTAAACATTCAGAAAATATTCAATTAATATCTGATTGGTCTTCTGATGGAGGAGTTTCATTTAAATCCGTACAACCTCCAGTTTCGATTAATTCAAAACGCATAATGGTTCGTTTTGAAGATGATAAACCTTCTGGTTCTGATATGGATGGCGTTATTCAACTTCGTAGAGGAGTTCCAGATTTAGCACTTCCTCCCGACAAACATTATGGGCAAGTTAGAATAGCAGTCGATGGTACCCATTATTTAAAAGGCATGGCTATTTATGCTTATGGCGATATGCCAGATGGCGTTGATATTATTTATAATGTCAACAAAGATTCGTCTGTTGGTAAACTTGGTGCTATGAAAAAAATGAATACAACCATAGATACAGAAGATGGAGGATCTATTTTTATCGATAAAGAAGGTAAACAAAAAATTAATGAATTTGGCGCAACGATTCGTCAAATTACATACCAAGATAAAAATGGAAACGAACAACTTTCAGCATTAAACATTGTTGGTTTTACCGGAAAGCATGATTCTGGTGTTGAAGGTGGATGGCAAACATGGAGTAAAACATTATCTAGTCAATTTCTATCAAAACAAAGTCCGGAACTTGCCAAACAACAATTAAATTTATCCTATCTAGATCAAAAAGACACCTTCGATTCTTATTTACAAATAACTCAACCTGCTGTTAAACAACGTTTACTCGATTCTTTTGCTGATGATTGCGATTCAAAAGCCGTTCATTTAAAAGCAGCAGCTATGCCACGTCAAACTTCTAATGTTTTAATACCCATTACTTCTCTTAAAGATTCTGAATGTTATTCCCCCAATTATAGAGATGGCGAACAGCTCGTTCTTATACGATATCCTCATGCAGGAACGTTCGAAATCCCTGTAGTTACCAACAACATAAGAAATAGAGAAGCAAAGAGTGTTCTTGGAAATGGATTAGATGCAATTGGCGTAACTCCAAGTACTGCAGAAAAACTTTCTGGTGCTGATTTCGATGGTGATACGGTCATTGCAATCCCATATAATCCAAAAACAATTAAAGTAACCAAATCATTAGAAACATTTGATCCTAGAAAAGCATATCCAGGATATGAAGGAATGCCTGTCATTACAAATAAAATCAAACAACAAGAAATGGGTAAAGTATCCAACCTTATTACAGATATGAATGTTAAAGGCGCACCCCTTGAGGAAATAGCAAGAGCGGTTAAACATTCTATGGTTGTAATCGATGCAGAAAAACATGCCCTCAATTACAAACAGTCCTATATAGACAATCGTATAGCTGAACTAAAAGTTAAGTATCAAGGAGGAACAATAACAAAGCCTCGCGGAGCTTCAACTTTAATTAGTAGAGCTGCTTCAGAACAACGGGTGCCTAAAAGAAGGGCCCTTACAAAAGAACAGGCCCTTGCTACAGGACGCACCCTAGTTCGAAAGGGTATGTACTCTGTTGATACTAAGACCGGTGAAAAAGTATATGCCCCCACAAATGACGGATACGTAAACAAAAAGGGGGTCTTTGTTAAAACTCAGATCAAATCAACAAAGATGTATGAAACGTCCGATGCTCGTACTCTTATGAGTAAATCTCCAGATGCTATTGAAATTGTATATGCAGATTACGCCAATTCTATGAAAACACTTGGTAACTTAGCAAGAAAAGAGTCTGCTGCTATAAAAATGACACCCTATTCTCCTTCTGCAAAAAAGGTGTATGCATCTGAAGTTGCCGACCTTAATAAAAAGCTTAGGGTCGCATTATCGAATGCGCCTCTTGAAAGACAAGTTCATCTTGTTGGTAATAAAATTATAGAAATAAAAACAGCTGCAAATCCTGATATGGACACAACTCAAATTAAGAAACTTAAAGGACAAGTTCTAATAGAACAAAGACAGAGAATTGGAGCAAATAAAAAAAGAATTGAAATAACTCCAAAAGAATGGGAAGCAATTGAATCTGGCGCAATAAGTAATGCATTGTTGAAACAAATTTTAGACAATACAAACTTAGATGTTGTACAATCTTATGCAACACCAAAGTCTCAAATTCTTATGTCTGATAGTAAGATTGCTCGTGCAAAAATTTATCGTTCACAAGGAAGGTTGATGTCGGAAATTGCAGATGCTCTTGGTGTTTCTGTTTCCACACTATCAAAAGCATTGAAAGGAGAAGGGTCATGAGTAAAGCCGTTATGTTAACCACCATAGACAATCCATTCGACCCTTTCACACAATGGGATGAATGGAGACGATACGACGAAGACATGAAATATTTTACTTGTAGTTATGTTGCAAGAATCGCAAAAACATCCGACGACTTATCAGATGCGGATAACGAAAAAGCAATTGAAAATGCAATAAACGAAATTGTTAATTTAAATATTCTAGGCATTTACAAAAAAGTTTTTGAAAAATAATAATAACAGACCGGGGGGAGGGGTAAATATCACGCCCCCTCCTCTACAT